GTCCAAGAAGTTGTGAACCTGTGCTAGGTCGAGGCGTACTGGTCGTAGTCGCAGTCTGTTGCAGTGATGGTACACCTTTAAAAATATCAGATAAGAAACCTATTTTTTGGAAAGGCAATGCTTGTTGAGCTAATAGATTTTGTTTATCAATATCAAGTTGTTTTTGCGTTTGACCTTGTTGCAGACCACCTATTCCAAGTAATGTATTTATATCTTGCACACCCATTTGTTGTCCTAACTGACCAAGAGCCGCGGTTTGTGTACCAAGACCCGCGACAGTTTGACCCAACTGTCCAGTAAGTTGTGCTTGTTTTAATTGTTGTTGTGCTGCTTGTTGAGCTAAGTTTTGTGCTTGTTGAAAACCTTGTGATCTTAATTGTGCACCAGTTCTTGCTTGTTGATCCATGACATTTCTTGCAATTTCACCTTGTGCAATACCTTGTCTTGAACCACCAAATGCACCAGCGCCCACGGCACTTGCTGCTAATTGATTCTGTTGCATAGCACCTTGTCTTGCTATGTCGGCTTGTGTTGCTGCAATGACATCTTCTGTATAAGGATCCATAAACTGTTGATAGTCAGTTGGAGAAAAACCAGCACCTGCAACGTAGTTTTGTGCAGTTCCTAACTGTCCAATGCCTTGTCCAATGGCTTGTGCTCCTTGTTGCAGAAAAGGTTGAAAAGAGCCAACACCTTGAAGTGCTGATGTTATTGCTTGTTGTTGTCCTTGAGAAAGATCTGCTAGTTTTGATGGAGCAAAAGGCATAGTGCCGTCATCTGCTAGATTCTTTGCACTCTTAAAAATATTTGCTAAAAAGTCCTCTTGAAACTTTGGTAGTCTTGCTTCTTGTATAACTGTTTGTGTAGCCATTATGCGACCCTCTCTAGTTCAGACATCATTTCATACATTCTTGCAGCTCCGATGTCTCTGTCTCCACCACCTGCTCCTCTAACTGCCTTTGCAGTTAGTACAAATTCACCATCTGATAGCCTTGCTGGTACAGAATCACTTGTGCCTGTTCCAGGTCCGTTTACCTCACCACCACTAGCAGAGAATATTGGGTCTATACCTACTTCTCTGTCTCTTGGCATAATACCTTGCTTTTCTCTTAGGTCTTCAAAATACTTCTTTCTCTCTTCATCATCATCTAGATCATAACTCTTATCGCCAATAATGCCAATACCTAACATAGATTCACCAACTGGATCTGGTCTTCGTTTAAATTTTTGTTGTTCTGGCTCTTCTGCACCTAGTGCTGCAAGAGTCCCAATACCTGCGGAAGTTATATATGAGTTTTCTTTTGCAAAATCGATTGCCTTGTTAAAAAAACTTGGAGTATCTGCTGACTTTACTGCTATATCTGCCAGTTCACCAGTTGCCATGGCTCCAGATCCATATTGTGTGGGAAGTGCCGCGGCTTTTGGAGTGAAAAAACTACCACTCGTAGCGTATCCACCAATACCACCAAGAAGTGCCGCCTTCAATGCGTCATCTGTGTCATAACCTGCAGCGAGTGATCCTATACCAGCACCCAAAGCAGAACCTATGGCAGCAGAACCGAGTGGACCACCAAGAGCAAAACCGATGGTTCCACCTATAACTGGCGCTGCTTTCTTAAGAATCTTTTTAAAACTTTTAAAAATACCCATGATTCAATACTCTATCAATAATTACACTTTTGTTCAATGTTATATTCTAGTTATCGCACTCGTTGTTACTCTTGTTTTAGACAATTCTTGAATACTAGCTACAACATGCAATCTGTTTGCAGTTGCGGCCTGCACTTTTAATATCTCTCCACTCTGCAATATTAAATCTTTTGTAAGTAATTCTACAGTTGTGTTAGCTCCCACGGCTTTGACTTTGAATAAACTAAATGTGTCACTGCCACTTACAAGTGTAACTGTTATCGTGTCTGCATTTCCACTGTCCTCTGATACTAGTATAGAGTTAACAACGGCTGCATTGAAATCGGCATCACTAGGAACTGTAAACAAAACTGTATCATTTGTTGTAGTTAAATCTACTTTTGCGTTTGTTATACCTTGAATATACTGAGGAATACTGGTTATAAGCATTAGCGTCTACCATCCTCTCTTATATCTACTCTAGGTGTGCCTAATTTATATTTTGTTCCTAGTGATGTGGAATCAATTCTTAAAGCAAAAGATCTACCTCGTAAACGATAATTTAACTTTTCTGTAAATTGTTCTACTGGACTAGTTGCAGATCTTTGTGCTGTATTAGATGTTGACTCATTAAAGTTAGCACCAGGATTATTTCTTGATTTCATAGTAAAGGCTACGTCTGGATTAACACTCGTAGATCCGTTGAATGTAATGTCTGGAATAACTTGCTTTATAAACAAGAACTTATCGCCTTCTCCTATATCAATAGCTGAAGATTCAATGAATGATGTCATAGCAGATCCATCATCATCAAATCCTACTTCATGGTTGTAAAGATACTGATTACCAGTGGCTTGTGGTAAGTTTCTTATACCTCTATCGAGCCATGCTTGTCTTACAAGTGTGCCATAGTACCAAACTTTTTCTAAATAATTATAGGCAACATACTTATCTATTTCTGTACCAGCAGATGACGGATAAAACCACAAGATCTCACTAAATTCAGAATTAAGTCCTACATGCACCTTGTCTCGTTCTTCAAAGTTAAAATCTAAAAACACTTTGTCTTTAACTGTGCATGGTAGTTGTATTGTTTGACCACCAGAATAAACGTAGAACGTATCTACACCCATCCAAAACACTGCATCTTCAACAGCTATTGCAGAAAAAGGACTCATTATAGTTATGTTCTTTGATAGTTCTTGCAAACCAAATGTAAATGGTGGACCTATGAACTTCATAGCGTGTAGTGTTTTATTAGTGAAGACGAGTATCTGTTGTTTTGTTTCAACAGCTTGTACGAAGGTAGATCCACCACCTAACCTTAAATCACCTGCTGTGTTTGTAGCAGTTGGAAAGAAATCCACTGGGTTTTCTTGTGAAGAAAAACGTATCAACAATGGATCTTGTACTCCATTTCCTTGTGTAGCAGACGAGTTTGCACCTAATCCATCACAACCAAACACGATAACATGTCGGTCTTGGTCTGATACAAGAACTTGTTTAGCAATAGTTGGCACACTTGTTTCTCCAGAATATGTGCTCGTTGCACTAAGCTCTACCGCTCTAGTGCCTAAACCATTTGTTTTGTCCCAGTAAAATAATCCACCATCTCTTGGATTTATAATTATGTCTTCACCAAAATTATCATGTGACCATAATCTAATCTGTGCTCCAGGAACCGTGACACTTGCTGCATTACCCCATCCAACAAAGTCATTAGCAGAGTCTGCATTACCAGTTGCTAATCTTACAAGTGTATTATCTGCATGTGTTGCTGCGGCTGTACCACTTGCACCTCTAGTTGATGGACCTCCACCAGTTCCTAAAGTGTTAGTGCTTATTGTACCAACTGTAATTAGTTCTTCTTCTATTAATATTAAATCACCAGCCGTGATTCCTGTTGCACTGTCCACATCTATTGCAGTTTCACTTGCATCCAAGGCTTCTGCTAATTGTGTTGCCAAAGCACCAGATGTTGTACCACTCCACTGACCAGCACCCCAACCAGTTCCACCAACTGTATTATCAAGTCCTACGTTTATTTGAAAATCTAAAGTAACACTTCCTGAACTTTTTGCTATTCCTGTCTCAGCTCTAGTGGCATCACTTCCAACATCTATTTTAAATGCATTAGAACTTACAAGTTCTATTATCTGATGTTCTTTCCCATTAGAGTCTCCAATAGCAGATGCAGGTATTCCACCAACTGCATCTGCCCCATTAGCATTTGTTATTGTAACAAAATCGTTAACATTTGCACCATGAGCGTTAGAATTAACAATAACTTGTGATGCTGTGCCACTAGTGGTATTTGTTGTAAAAGTAACATTAGTTGTTACTGTTGATCTAATCGGTGTAATATCATTAAATGTCTGACCTTCTTCTATGTAGTATTTAAGA